GTGATCTGCATTTATGAAGCCAACGAAACGGACTGGCATGGCAACGGCCTGTGCATCCTCCAGCCTTCCTCCTGCACCGTAACGGAGATCGCAGGCGGCGACTTCAGCCTGACGCTGGTGCATCCCATCACGGAGGACCTGCGCTGGAAAGAGCTGCAGGAAGAGCGGATCATCAAAGCGCCTGTCCCTGCCTATAAACCGCTGGAGGACGATGGCACAGTCATCGTCCCGGCAGAACAGGCCACCGAGCAGTGCTTCCGCATCTATTCAGTCAGCGTTGATACCGCCAATCATGAGGTGACCGTGGAGGCCCGGCATATTAGCTACGACTTCATGGGCAACATGTGCGGAAAGCTGTCTATCCAGGTCGGCACCTATGTGGTCAACGCTCTCGCAAAAATGCGTGAGGCCCTGATGTCCCCGGATGACCGCATCCTGGCCACTAACATTGTTCGCAGGGTCAGTCTGGGCGACCGCAGCTTTGTCAATCCCATCAAGTACCTGCTCGACCCGGATATCGGGCTGGTGCAGCGCTCCCGGGCCAGGCTGGTACGGAACAATGCCGATTTCTATCTTCTGGACAACGACGACCCTCCAGATCGGGGATATGAGATCGTCTACGGCAAAAACATGACAGGCATCTCCTGGAGCAAGAGCACAGACGGTGTGGTCACGCGCATCGTGCCCATCGGCGAGGATGCGGATGGGCGCAGGATGCTGCTGCCGGAGAAATGGATCGACAGTCCGCATATCGGCGAGTATCCCGTGATCCATACCGGCACACTGACGGTAGCGGACGCGAAAGAAGTCGTTGTAGAAGAAAGCAGTGATGACGAGGAGCCTGCATCCGATATCGAGCCCTTCACCAAAGAGCAGTGCTATGAGCTGATGCGCCAGGCAGCAACGGATGAATTTGCCAAGGGCTGCGATATGCCTGACTTGGCGCTGGATATCGACTTCATTCACATCGGTGATACAGAGGAGTACCGTCAGTACCGGAACCTGGAGCGGGTCTTTCTGTATGACCTGGTACGCATCCGGCATGCGCCGACAGGCTTTGTGGCGAAGGCGCAGGTGTCAGGCTACGAATGGGATGCGCTGGCAAAGCGGTATAAAAGTATCACAGTCGGGAACGTGTTTGCCGTGGAAAGCAGCGCCGTTGCAGGGTATCAGCTGACAGAAGGCGCGGTGACGGCGACGAAGATCGCGCCGGGTTCTGTATCCGGCAGCAGCCTGCGTGAGCTGTCCGTCACCAACGGAAAGATCGCCCACGCGGCCATCGACACGGCAAACATTCAGGATGCCGCAATCACAAGAGCACAAATAGCTGATGCTGCTGTCGGCACGGCGCAGATTGGACAGGCGGCCATCACACAGGCGCTCATCGGCGCGGAGGCTGTGGGCACCACGCAGATCGCGGATGGCTCCATTACTGATGCAAAAATAGTGGAGCTGACGGCGAACAAGATCAATGCGGGGACGCTGTCTGTTGAGCGGCTGGAGCTGGTCGGCTCCCATAATTCCGTGGTCTATGCCCTCAACAATTCCGGCGGGCTGGTCTCCCAGAACGTTGACTCCCTGGACGGCGATGTGCTGACGGAGCGGAGCATCACGGGAGACAAGATTGTAGCCAACGCCATCACCGCCAACGAGATCGCATCCCGGACCATTACGTCCAATGAGATTCTTGCGGGCACGATCACCGCCGGCGAAATCGCAGCGGACACCATCGAAGGCTCTAACATCAAGGCCGGAGCGATCACCACGAACCATGTGGCGTCCAATTTCGGCGAGACGCTGGACCTATCCAGCAACACGGGCATCAATCAGCGGGTGGAGCAGGTCTATTCCGATATGGACGAGCTTGTGGGATTCCGCATCGAAATCATATCCACCTCAGATATTCTGTCCGAGGACATCCAGGCCACCACGCTCACCGCGCGGGTATGGCATGGCAGTGAAAACGTGACGGACAACCTGCCATCGTCCCGGTTTCAGTGGAAACGGAAATCGGCGGACGATACCGCTGACGCCATATGGAACAACGCCCACAAGGGCATGAAAAGCATCACCCTCACCACCAGGGACGTGCTGTACAGCGCCACCTATGACTGCGAACTGTTGAAGGAGGAAGAATCATAAATGGCCATCATCGCAACCGGCTCCAAAACCATCATCGACTTGTCTGACGGCAAGTCGCTTTCTGTTTATCTGGGAGCCAACCAGCCCCGGACGCAGATCAACGACGTCAATACCAATACCTACAGCCCGGACTGGACTACTACTGCGGGAAAGCTGACGGTCACGCCCGTGGTATACGCCAACCAGACCGCTATCGCCCTGAGCAACACCGCGCTGACGATCACCTGGAAACGCAAGGACGGCTCCGCTGCCGAGGCGGCCCTTATCTCCGGCGAGACGGTCAGCGGAAAGGCGCTCACAGTCAACAAGAACAACCTGGCCACCGCGGCCAGCAAGCAGCTGACCTATATCGCATATGTGGCCTATGCCGATCCGGATACCGGCCTGACCATCAACGCGACGGCGGACATCACTTTCGCCCTCCTGACGACCGGCGAAGACGCGAAGAGCGCCTGGATCAGCGGCGAGCAGGTATTCAAGTACACCTCCGCTGGCGCTGTGTCCCCGGCGCAGATTACGCTGACGGCGAACCTTCAGAACGTCACCATGGGCAAGTGGCAGTACAAGAACAGCTCCGGCAGTTGGGTGGATTATCCCACCACCAGCGACAACGCCAGCATCACAGGCACGACGCTCATTGTGAAGCCCACGCACAGCGTGTTTGTCGGGCAGAGCGCAACGCTACGGATTACGACTTCGGACACCAATATTGGAGATACCACATCCATCTACAAAGTACAGGACGGCGCTCCGGGCGGCGAAGGCGCTGCGGGTAAGGATGCCTCTGTGGTGTTTCTGACGAACGAGAATATCACGTTTGCGGGAAACAAGGACGGCAAGGTGGCTGCTACCACGAAGACATGCCATGTGGTGGCCTATACCGGCACCACCAAGGTCACGCCCACGGTCGGCACACCGACCGGGATGCCCACAGGCATGACGATTACTGTAGGCGCAGCCTCTGATGACGAGATTCCACTGACAATTACCATCGCGGCCAATTCCACCCTTGGCGCTGCCGGACAGTTGAACGGCGTGGTGAATGTGCCCGTGACCGCTCCTGTGGACACGACCCTGCAGATTCATTGGAGCAAGGTGAACACCGGCGCGACCGGAGCGGCGGTATATGTGCTGACCGTTTACGCACCCGGAGGCACGGTGTTTACCAACGGGCAGGCCAACGAAACGGACGAGCTGACCCTCAAAGCCCAGTATTTCTACGGCTCGACGGATTACACCGCCAACACAAAGGCGCAGTTCCTGTGGGAAAAATACGAGAGCGGCTCCTGGGTGACAGTGCAGGCTGAAGCGACCGGCAATAACGGCAATACTTATACCGTCCATGCCGCAGATGTGGTCGGTTCCGCGACCTACCGCTGCCGTTCCCGGTACAACAGCGGTTCCGTATACAACTATGACACGATCACCATCATCGACAAGACGGACAACTACCAGGCAGACATCGACAGCACCGCCGGGGACGTGTTCAAGAACACCGTCGGCCAGACATGCCTCATTTGTCGCCTCTGGCAGAATGGCGCGGAGGTCGATCCGCTCAAGAGCACAACCTACAGCACGACTGCTCCTTCTTCACCTTCTGCTGGGGATTTCTATTATCAGATTCAGAGCAGCGGAGCGGCGACAAAGCTCATGCGCTACAGCGGCTCAGCCTGGGTGGATGTCACAGCGGATACCACCTATGGCCATGAGAAAACTTACAAGTGGTATCGCCGGGACAAGGATGGCAATCCCATGGACAGCGGCGCTGCCTTCGCCACTAGCAAAGTAATCTATGTGGACGGTGACGATGTGACGGTGAAGACTGTATTTGTCTGCGAGGTGGAGTGAGCCATGATCGCACAGGCGCAGTTCACCATTTCCGACCTCTCGGACGCCACCGCAGAGGTCATCGTCGGCACGCAGACCGCCGCCACCAACGCATGGACGGGCAACGCCACTTTCTCGGAGCTGAAAGACGGACAGACTATCCTGTACTGGCTCCCGTTCGCAGGGACTTCATCGTCCGCCACGCTGAACCTCACGCTGTCAAACGGAACGACTACCGGCGCTGTTCCCGTGTATATCAACGGCACTACACGCTGTAGCACGCATGTGGCCGTGGGCAATATTACCCTTATGACCTACCGCGTTAATACACCCATCGCCGGTTCCGGCAGTTATACAGGCTGGTGGATCAACCGGAACCAGGACACGACCACCAACTACTATGACCGCATCAACTATAAGGCCTCTGTCACAGCAGTGGGCGCGATTGCGGCTGGCAGGCTGGGTGTGTTCAACAGTGCGGGCAAGCTAATGCTGCTCTCCACCACAGCGTTCGATGTGACGAAGCCAATTCTGTACGTCGGCACGAAGTATACAACTTCTGCGCTGACTCAGACAAACAACTATATCTCCTGGGGCACAGCCTTCTCACTGGCAAGCACGGTCTCCGGTTTCTCCGGAACGGCAGGGGCGACGGTGTACATCAAGGGTACGCTCAACGGGAATATGTTCACTCCGGCTACGGGTGTGCTAACCACGACGGTTCCCACGGCAGAAGACGGGTACACCTATATCCTGCTTGGCCTGATGAGCACCACCGTCAACGCCGTGCTGGCCCCGGAGCATCCTATGTTCCGTTACTACAACGGCGGCTTCAAGACCATCTCCCAGATTTCCTACGAGGCTTTCATGACAGCTCAGGAGGTGCAGGAGGCGGTTGATAATCTCGAAATCGGCGGCAGGAACTATATCCTCAATTCTGGCTCGGAGATTTCCGATTCCACTGCGCTCATTGCTCGGTACGCTCTGTCGGAAGCTATGGTCGCCGGAGAGGAATACACCGTCTCCCTGACGCTTACGCCTATGGAGACATACACAGGTCTGACAGTGCGCACTTCGGGCGGCGATAAGACACTGGCTACCATCGACCTATCTGGTGTGGGCAGGCAGACCGTGCAGGCCACTTTCATCGCAGAATACGCCAGCGGCAAATCACCGGATGACGATCCTGACAACGGCGACATTCTCATTTACCGTAAGCCCGCCAGCGCGGGAACGGCCAGCACGATCATTCACCAGATCAAACTGGAAAAGGGCAACCGGTCGACGGACTGGACAGCAGCACCCGAAGACGCCGAAGAAGTATTGGAGCAGAAGTTGTCCTCTGTCCGGGCGCAGATCAGCACGGAGGCGGACAGCATCCGCTCCGAGGTCCAGGCCACCTATGCGCTTGCCAGTGATATGACCCAGGTCACCCAGCAGGTCAGTACGCTCTCCGAACAGACACAGAGCAATTACACCTGGGCCGTCACCCGGATCAACCAGCTGCAGCAAGACCTGACGGATACCCATGCGGCAACGGAAGAGGAACTGGCTATCTTCCGGACCTATATGTCATTTGACGAGCAGGGACTGGTCATCGGCAAAACCGGAAACCCGTTCACCTTCCGTGTTGTGAACGACAGGCTGGCTTTCTATATGAATGATACCGAGGTGGCCTATCTGAGCAACAACAAGCTGTACGTCACCCAGGCGGAGATCCTGACGAAGCTTATCATCGGCAAGTTTGCCTTTGAGCCGCAGGCCAACGGCAATCTCTCCCTGATCTACAACGGCTGACGCCGGGAAAGGAGTATGCATGGCAAACACAGTGGCGTATGCCGCGTCGATGTGTACGAGAAAAACCAATTCTTCCTCCAATGCGAAGAACGGCGTGGCCTGTCAGGAGTTCTACGATTCCAGCTATAACTATGTCGGCATCGTCTGCTTCTCCGGCATGAACCTGGCCAACAAGGTGATCACCGGGATATGGCTGAGTATTGACGCCGCAAGGGCCGGTTATGGCGCGGGCAGTACGAAGACCGTCTACATGCGGAAGGCAAATTACCAGAACAGCATTGCATCCGGAGTGACAGGCTCGAATTACGCTGGCTCTGAGCTCGGCACCTTTGATGGTTCCTTCTTCGGAAACTCAACTGCCTACCAGATCACAGGAACGCTTTTCAACAACATGGCTGCCTACATCAGCCAGGGCAACAACACTTTCACCATCTACAATCCCAGCCCCAGCGCTTCCAGCCAGGGCTATTCATATAACTATCTGCAGTGGTCGGCGGTCACGATCACAATCACCTATGAGGAGGCTGTCTCCCAGCCGTCCACTTCGGCGTCATCTGTCAACCTGGGGAGCGCTGTCACGATCTACACCAACCGGGTAAGCACATCCACCACGCACACACTGCTTTATACCTTCGGCAATACCAGCGGAACGATTGCCACAAATGTCGGCGCGTCTGTCAACTGGACACCTGCGCTAACGCTGGCCGCGCAGATTCCCAACGCCACCAGCGGCACCTGTACCATCACCTGTCAGAGCTACAACGGTGGCACGCTGACAGGCACCCGCACATGTACGATCACGCTGAATGTACCGGCGACGGTGGTTCCGTCCATCTCCTCAGTGACGGTGGAGGACACAAACTCAACCGTCGCCTCACGCATCCAGGCGTATGTCAAAATGCTCAGCACACTGTCCGTAGCGATTACGGCTGCAGGCTCATACGGCAGCACGGTGTCCTCATACCGCACCTCTCTGGACGGAGTGACTTATACCACGGCGTCCTTCACTGCCAGCAAGAAGCTTTCAGCCGCTGGTAGCCTGATGCTTACGGTCACGGTTACGGACAGCAGAGGCCGAACGGCGACCTACACGGAAACGCTGACCGTGCTGGATTACAGCTATCCGTCCATCCGGCTGTTCAAGGCCGACCGCTGCAACGCGGACGGCTCCGCCGCTCAGGTAGACGGCACACATGTCCGTTACTCTTTTGAGGGCGGCGTGGTGTCGCTGAACAATAAGAACGCGCTGGCCTGCGTGGTGTATTACAAGCTGGCTTCAGCCGAAACCTGGACCCAGGCGGAAACGCTCTCCGTCACCTCATACAATCTGAGCGAAACGGACAAAGTACTGACGCAGACCTTCGACGCGCTGGCCAGCTATGATCTGAAGGTGCGCCTGCAGGACTATTTCTACTATGTGGAGCAGGCTGTTTCGATAGGTACAAAGGGCGTCATAATGGACTTTCTGGCGGACGGAACCGGCATCGCCTTCGGCAAGGTGGCGGAGACCTCCGGCTACGCTGAATTTGGCTGGCCGTTGAAGCTGTCGGAGCCGCTGGACATTGAGAGTGGCGGTACAGGCGCTTCCACTGCAGCAGGAGCCATTGCAGCTCTTGGCGGTGTAAAGAAGTCCGGCGACACCATGACGGGCAATCTGACCATCCAGGGCAATCTGTATCCTTCCGTATATCTGAGCCCGTATTACAACGGCACCACGAACCGGACGGTGTTTGAAGGCAGCTACGTCGGCGCGTCATCGTTTGCATCGTGGGAAGACAGCACAGGCAATAACCGCCGCATGCTGGAGGTGCGCACGAAGAGCTACGCGGCCAGCCTGGACAACGCGGTCATGGTGCGCGTCTGTGACAACGGCACCTGGGGCAACTACCGTGTCTTCCATGCCGGAATGCCCTCGGGCGTGCCCATCGCCAACGGCGGCACGGGAGCAACTACGGCAGCTAATGCCAGAAACAATCTGGGAGCAAACAACGCCAGCAACATCAATGCCGGTACGCTGGCTATGGCGAGATTGCCCTTCAAGGTAGCATATGGCTCCGGCAATGTAGCGGGTAACAGTGCGCTGACGATCAATTACAGCAGCGCCGGATTCACGTCAGTGCCACATGTGGTAGTCAGCTATTCCACCACAGGCAGCAACTGGTCCGGCGATAATGGTGCGCTGAAAATCTACAACAAGACAGCCACCGGCGCGACCATCATCGTTGGCGGCAGCTTCAACACCAGCAGGGCCATAGACTGGATCGCAATTGGCACGTGAAAATGAAACAGCATAATTCCCGGGATCAGCCCGCTCTCATCATGAGGGCGGGTTTTCCATATCAACGACAAGGAGGAAACGACTATGAGGGATTTTTCTATTGACTTGATCTGGGCGAAGGTTCAGATCGCCATCACCGCGCTGGGCGGATGGCTGGGCTACTTCCTGGGCGGCATGGACGGTTTGATGATCGCGCTCATCGTGATGATGACACTGGACTACATCAGCGGTGTGATGTGTGCCATTATCGACAGGAAGCTGTCCTCTGCTGTGGGCTTCAAGGGCATCTGCAAGAAGGTGTTCATCCTGATGCTGGTAGGCGTGGCCCATATCATTGACTTACACGTGGTGGGCACGGGCAGTGCGCTCCGGGGAGCAGTTATCTGCTTCTACATGAGCAACGAGGGCCTGAGCCTGCTTGAGAATGCTGCGCATATCGGTCTGCCCATCCCGGACAAACTGCGCGACATTCTGTCCCAGCTGCACGACAAGGAACGCGGAATTGATACGACCGACCAGGGCGACGGAGAATGACCGCCGCTTTCATTTCATGATGGGAGGAATTGAAGATGTCTGAGAGAATCAATACCCCGTTCACCAATGAGCATTTTGCAGACTGGTGCCTGAAAATGGCTGAAAAGAAATCGCCCTACTGGTACGGCAGCTGCGTCTACAAAGCCAGTAACAGCCTGCTGTCCAGGAAGAGCAATCAGTACCCGTCCCACTATGGTTCCAGCCGTACTTCCCGATACAAGAGGGACATCGCCAACAAGCAGGTGGTGGCCGATTGCGTAGGCGGCTGCAAGGGCTATGCCTGGACCAATGGCGGCCAGGGTGTACTGGAGAGTATCGGCACGGACAAGACCTATACCAGCAAATACGGCTCCAATGGCTGCCCGGACAAGTCCGCCAGCGGCATGTTCTCCTACTGCAAGAGCAAGGGCATGGACTGGGGTACGATTGACACCCTGCCTGAGATCGTAGGCCTCGCGCTGTTCACCGATGGGCATATCGGCTACTATGTCGGCGGCGGATATGCTGTCGAGTGGCGTGGCTTCAACTACGGCTGCGTGAAGACCGTGGTGAAGGAACGCACCTGGAAGCACTGGGCCAAGCTGCCGTTCATCAACTACGGAGACACCGCAGACGCACAGCCTGCCAAAACCGTCACCTACACTCTGGGCAGCCGCCTGCTGAAGAAGGGCTCGACTGGCGGGGATGTGAAGACCCTGCAGGAACTTCTGAACCAGCTGGGCGCGTTACTGACGGTCGATGGAGACTTCGGCAGCAAGACAGAAGCAGCTGTGAAGGCTTTCCAGAAGAAAGCCGGGCTGAAGCAGGATGGTAAGTATGGCGACAAGACTCATTCCGCGTTGATGGCCGCTGTTGCCGATAACGACGTCGGCCAGCAGACACAGTCTGAGCCAGAACCTGAACCGGAGCAGCCCGCAGTTACGAAGGTGAAGATCGTCTGCAACAGTGGCACGGTCAACATCCGTGTAGGCAACGGTACGGACTACGGGCGCATCACCGCCGTCGCAGACGGGACGGTGTTCGAGCATGTCGCCACCGCCGCCAACGGCTGGCATGCCGTGAAGGTGGGCAGCCAGGTGGGCTGGGTATCCGGGAAATACAGCCAGATCATAACTGAATAA